TTGCATACTACCCTGGATTCATATGTACGTCAATGCTGACGGAAGTGTGTTACCTTGTTGCATAGGTGATTACAAACAGCCTTTAGGAAATACACACAATCGTAGCATAGAAGATATTTGGAATAGTCACGAATATAAAACATTAAGAAAGCAATTACTTAATGGAGAAAAGCCTAGTATATGTAATCAATGTTGGAAACATGAAGAAGCAGGTAACACTAGCTCACGCATGAGTAACAATAAACGTTTCAAAGAAGAATTAAAATTTATAGAAACAACTAACGAAGATGGTAGCTTAGATGAAATGAATCTACGTTACTTTGATGTGCGTTGGAGTAACATTTGTAATTTTAAATGTAGAACGTGTAGTTCAACATATAGTTCTAGCTGGGCTCAAGAAGATAACTCAACAAAGTTTGCACCTGAAAAACCTGTTTATATATTTGCAGGAGGTAATAACAATGATAACCTGTATCAACAATTCAAACCTCATTTTAAAAACATAAAAGTATTTTACTTTGCAGGTGGCGAGCCGTTGCTTACTGATAAGCACTATGATATACTAGAACATTTAATTGAAACAGGAAATACTAAAGTAAGATTAGAATACAACTCAAACGTAAGTAAATTAAAATATAAAAAGAAAAGCATTATAGATTTATGGAATCAGTTCGAAGACGTTCAAGTAAGTGCTAGTTTAGATAGTTACGGACCAAGAGCAGAATATATTAGAGCAGGAACTGATTGGGATCTAATTACGACTAATTTAAAAGTAATACGTGAACAAGCACCTCATGTAAAAATAAGTTTTAACACAGTAGTAAGTATTTTTAATCTGTGTACACTAACAGACTTCTTAAATGAAATACAAAACGTAGATCCTAATAGTGCTAGTATGTATAACATTGTTGATCCACATTATTATAGTGTAAACGCATTACCTGAAGAATACAAGACTATTGCGTTAGAAAAGATACAAAAATATATGAATAGTAATCCAGGAAAATATAAGTGGCAACTAGAAGGTGTTGTACGTTATATTGAAAATAGTAAGTTTGATGAAAGTGCGTTAAAGCAGTTTAGAGCAAAGACTCAACACTATGACTTTATTAGAAATCAAAAATTTATTGAAACGTTTCCTGAACTTAAAAGTGTATTATAGGATCTGGTTTTTCATCAGGCTTTATATTAGTTTCGTAATAAAACATATCCAACCAACGTTGTTGCATATTAAACAAATGAAAATCCTTTTTATCATTACTTGCATCTCGCAATAGTTTGATCCATTTGTTTTGTGCTTCTTCTACTGCTCTATCAGTAGTGTCCTTCCAGTCGTGTTTAAATGTATCCTTTAGAAATACATAGTGTTCCATAGGACTAGGATGTCCGTCTTGAAAGTTTTTATGAACTGTTTTTCTATCTCTTTTAAATTTACTTTCAATATTATTGTTATATAATGTTTGATAAAAGCTAGGCAATATTTCTCCTAGACTAGGAGCATAGTATTTCATCATGTCATCTATTCTATGATTCTTATCCCGTGTTGCACCAGACCACTGATCTGTTTGCTCTAGTATATCACACATTTGTAGAAAGTGATATTGTGTTTTATGTTTTAGCATTTCATGTCCTGCTTTTATAAATGCTAAATCTCTTACGTATGCACCATACTCACTAAAGTAATCTCTTACAAATTCTTCTCTGTATTGTTTTTGTGAGTAAATATTACCTGGAGTCATCCAAGGTCCGTTTGGATCCTGCGGAACATATCTATCTTCTCTACAAACATTGGTCCATTGTACAATAACTAAATCTTCATGCGTAAAGTCATAAACAGCATCGGCCTGCATAAGCATATTGAATATAAAGTGATTACCTGCACCACTTCTACCAAAGTTTACAAAAGTACAGTCTAGTTCTTGCCCTAGTGCGTTTGCCCAGGTTCCCCACATATAGTGAGTAAAGCTACAACCAAACGTAAACAGTCTTTTTGGTTTGTTATGATATAATACTTTCTTACTCATCTGCTAGATCTCTCATTTTAAGTGCCACATTTTTAAACTTTTCTTTAGTATACTTACCTTCTAAAAGTGTTTTAAAGTTATGCACCAATACCTTTTCGTTTTTAAACTTCCATCGTATGTGTTGTTTTACAGTTGGTAATGTTCTAATGTAATCTATTTGTTTGCATACTTCTTTCCACAAAGCTCTCCAACGTTTTACAGGGTCATGGATATCATCAAAACTTAAATCAAACCAATCGTCATATAATTTATATCCGTAATCTACCATGCGTTTGTTAATGCCAGGTTGTCCCCATATAACAAAAGGTTGCATATGATATATGCTTCTAAAAGTTTTTTCACTCCAGAACAAACTAGTTCCATGCCAATCATTTACAAACGTTTCGTTTACTATTTGAAACAATGATTGATCATTTAGATCACTGTGTAATGCAGTTGCATGATTAGTTTTAAAATCTTCCGTGTCTACAATCAAAGGTAGATGTTTCTTAAAATTTTTTAATTGCTGAAAATTTACACCACTGTTTGGAAAAGGTATCTCAGTAAGATAATAATCTAAGTTCATACCTTTTAAACTTCCATGACTAACATACATATCTTTAAAATGTTTGCTGTTGAATATTTCCATAGCACTAAAAGTTCTGTGTGGTCTGTTTACCCTACTTAAACTTAATCCTAGTTTATTGAATTGAGGGTGATGGTATTTTAACTTTGTTCTTTTTACTGCGGTATTAATTCTTTTATCTACAATAGCATCGACGTCTATGTTCCCACTCAAATCGACTTCTGTTTGTCCAGCTGTGCCAAATATCATCTGTTCAAAGTTTAGATATGTAAACACGTTGATACTTGTTTTTATGTTATGTTCCATGTTATAACGCATGATGTTATCATTGTCTTTCATGTTACTACTGGTAAAAAATATCCTGCGTGGATCTATGTCATACTTTTTAGCCATCTTATATAGAATATCAAAATACGGTTCTCCGTAGATAGTGCTAAATCCTTCAGTACTTGCATCAAAAAGAAAGAAACATTTCTTATCTTCCTTCATTTGATTTTGGACTTTTTTCTTAACATAGGTAAAAAAGTCAGTATCAGGGTACCATTTTGGATAGCCAATTAGCACAGTAATAACAGTGATATCGTCATGTACTATTTCATTCGTTCTAAAAGCCTTCTCCAATTCTACTGTAGTCTGAGTAAACTCGGGATCTTGTACAAAAGAGTTGAATCTTAAGAAGCCACGTATACGTTTCATATTAATAATCTTCCATAAATATTACTATATTTATATACGCATTTAATGGTAGGAGATTAGTGTGAAGATTAGTTTTATCGGATTGGGTAAACTTGGTTTACCTTGTGCAGAAGCAGTAGCACAAAAAGGACATACAGTAAGCGGTTACGACATAGTAAACGTAACTAGCGACACAATTAACGTAAAAGATAGCATAGCAGAAGCAGTAGCAGGTCAAGACATAGTGTTTGTTGCTGTACCAACACCACACGACCCAGCCTATGATGGCAGAGCTCCTACGGCTCATTTAGAACCCAAAGACTTTTCATATGACATTGTAAAAGAGTGTTTAGAAGAAGCCAACAAGTTTATGACAAAGAATCAACTGCTTGTTCTTATTAGTACAGTATTACCTGGCACAACACGTAGAGAATTTGTACCGTTAGTAAACAACACAAGATTTGTTTACAATCCATATCTTATTGCTATGGGTACAGTTGCTTGGGATATGATTAATCCTGAAATGATTATGATTGGAACCGAAGATGGAAGTGCTACAACTGATGCTAGAGAGTTAGTAAAATTTTATCAAAGCATTATGGAAAACAATCCACGTTACGAAATAGGTACTTGGGACGAATGTGAATGTATAAAAGTTTTCTACAACACATTTATTAGTACAAAGATTGGACTAGTCAATATGATGCAGGACGTAGCACAGAAGCAAGGCAACATTAATGTTGATGTTGTAACAAGAGCTCTTTCAAAGTCAACAATGCGTATTATTAGTAAAGCATATATGAAAGCAGGTATGGGCGATGGCGGTGCTTGTCACCCACGTGATAATATTGCTCTACGTTACATGGCACAAGAACTTGGACTAGGTTACGATTTATTTGATAGTGTAATGAATGCAAGAGAGAAACAAGCAGAAAACATGGCTATTGAAATATTAAAATACGGAAACAAGGTTCAGTTTAGTAGCGATAGTTATAAGCCAGGTGTTGATTATGTTGACGGTAGCTACAGTTTACTAGTACAACACTACATAAAAAAACATGGCGGTTATGTTGTAAAAGAAAAGCCAATGATCTATGTGTTGGTACATGAAGGAGATACAGTTCCTGATAACGTACCTGTGTTCGATCCTTGGAGAACATACAAAGGAACCAACGTAGTTTATTATGGAAACACAAGGAAAAACAAAGGTATAATTTGTGAGTAAAATACTAATAGCAGGTGATAGCAACGCACTAGGAGAATGGGGAACTATTGTTCCAGGACCTGCCTGTGCGAATCCTAATCACCCAGAAGTATTTCGTCCATGGAATAAAGAAAAATATTTAGAAGGCGATCATGCTAAACCCTTTCAGGTTGTTTGGCCAGGCTTTGGATATTACTTAGATCAAAAAGGACACGCAACAGTTAACTATGCGTTTGGCGGCTGTGGTAACTTTCAAGCATTATATAAAGTAGAAGAAGCACTAGGACTAGCACCTTGCTTTACAAGTCCTGTATTTTACAATCCTGATTGTATTGTATGGATGATTTCAGAACCTTGTAGAGATTTAAAACAGCTATCAGATGAAGCAGGGTTATATGACCTAGACAAGTACTACAAAGCATCAGATGATCTTGTACAAAATGCAAAAACAATTAAAGAAATAAATGACGGATTATTACAACACGCATTAGATGGTGCACAAAAAATATATGAAGAAACCAACATACCTTGGGTAATAATAGAAGGTTGGACCAAAGTAGAATTAAAAGAACACCACACATTTGTGAAACATATTCACAAAGACTGGATGGCCAAACTTATTAATAGACCTGTACCAATGTTTAGTAGTTGGCAGACTATAGATAATATTAGAAGGCGTAGACCTGACCTAACTGAAAGTGCGTCAGAAAGTTTACGTTTATTTCAACGACAAAAACCAGAGCTAGGTATTCCAGATATACCAGAAGGCCCTGACAATGAATTTAAAAGAATAGTTGATGATTACGAAGAAGTAATTAAGATTATGAATGAAAGTCCGTTGTTTCCTGATAACTGTCACCCAGATAGAACTTTACAGGAGCAACTGGCGTACGAGCTAGAACTTTATGTATGATGCAGTTTTTATAAGTTATAATGAACCTGACGCAGATGAAAGATATAAACGTTTACTAGAACGTTATCCTAATACAAAGAGAGTTCACGGTGTAAAAGGAATACACCAAGCACACATCAAGGCCGCAAAGAAATGTCATACAAAGATGTTTTGGGTCATTGACGGTGATGCAGACTTATTACCAGAATTCAATTTAGATCATAAAGTAAGTGATTATGATTTAGATTGTGTCCATGTTTGGCGTAGCCAGAATCCTATCAACAATTTAGTTTACGGGTATGGGGGTGTTAAACTCCTACCAAGACGACTCACCATGAACGTAGACGTTAGCAGTACTGATATGACTACCAGTATAAGTGATAGATTCAAGGCTATGCCAATCGTGAGTAACATCACTAGTTTTAACACAGATGAGTTTAGTACTTGGAAAAGTGCTTTTAGAGAATGTGTTAAGTTATCTAGCAAAGTAATACAAGGACAAGAAAATGAAGAAACAGAACAACGACTCAACGCATGGTGTACAAAAGGAGAAGAAAAAGAGTTCGGACTATTTTGTATACGAGGTGCTAGGAGCGGTCGTGACTTTGGTCATACTAATAGGACTGCACCTAGCTTACTAGCAAAAATAAATGATTTTGATTGGTTACAAGAACGTTTCCATATGGACGAGATGAATGATACCATTTAAGGATATTACAAAACTAGGACATAAGAATATGTTAGACAAAGGTGTGTTTAACGTAAGCTGGATCCTTGGACGTTTTTGTAACTATAATTGTAGCTATTGTTGGCCGTATGCTAGAAGTAGTACAGTTGACCACAGACCATTTGAAGTGTACACTAGAGCAATAGATGAAATAAAACGTCAAGCAAGAGCAAATGGATTTGACAAGTTTCATTTTAGTTTCAGTGGCGGAGAACCTACAGCATATAAAAAATTTATAGATCTAGTAAAACACTATGAGGATTATGAAAGCAAATATTTAAGCATACACATGACAAGTAATTGCAGTCCTGCAAAACGCTGGTGGCAACGCTGGCTCGACGCAACGCACATTATGGACAGAAGAACCATTACTGCAAGTTACCATGCTGAGTTTTCAAATGAAGAAGAATTTGGTGACAAGTTATTATTCTTACAGGATAATGATGTTGGTGTCACTATTAATCAGGTAATGGTACCTGAACATTGGGAGGAATATTATGATAGAAGCAATCGATTCATTGAACGTGGTCTTCACGTTACTCTTAAGCCTCAGTCTGATCCTACCGCTAGTTTTGTCGTTAGTGGTTATACTGATGCCCAAAAGAAAATATTACAAGAAGACAGTCAGCAAGATGAAAAACAAATGCGGTTACAAGATGTTAATGGAGTAGAGTATTGGGTTGACCAAGCAGAAAGATTAAATGCTTTTGGCTTCAACAAGTTCAAAGGTTGGAACTGTTGGGCTGGTTATCAAAGCTGTATTATACGAGAACCAGGCGGAGAAGTAAAACGTGCATATAGTTGCCATGATGAGCCTCTAGGCACGTTAGACGACGGATTTGAGCTGTTTAAAGCACCAATGCCGTGCATAACTCCAACCTGTGTTAGTAGTGCAGATAGCAAAATACCAAAAGAAAGGACGATAAGTAATAGTAATGGACTATAGAGATTTAAGCCAATTCGGAAATCAAGTAGAATTAGAAACAACAACAGATGCAGAAATGCTGGTTGCTTGGGCTAATGACTTTGACTGGCAAAAATACAACCCACGTAAAGATGTTAATCGTTGGGGACTGAGTGTTACAAGTTCAGACAGTACTTTTAATGGTATTGATTTAGATAGCTTGTATGAATACAACAAGGAGCATGGTACAGAGTACGGAGAAAAGGACTTTAACAAAGCAACTCCTGTACTAAACAAACAGATACACGATTTGTTATTACCATGGGAAGGACATTATTACAGAACACACTTTTTAAAATTTGGTCCAGGTGGATTCTTTCCTCCACACAGGGATTGGGATTACAGCGGAGAGGCCATTGATACGTTTAGATTAATAATGCCATTACGTAATGTAAATCCTCCACAGTTTAATTTTATATTAGAAGGACAACAGTTACATTGGGAAGTAGGTAGAATGTATTTCATAGATACTTTGAAAATGCACTACTTGTTCAACAGTAGTTTTACAGATAGTTACTGGCTAATAGTAAATGTTGCCGCCAATGACGAAACAATAGAAGCAACAATGCGAAGGTTCAATCAAAAGTAATGTATAACCTAACGGATATAAGAGCAATTCATTTAGAAGTGACTAGTCGCTGTCAGGCAAAGTGCCCTATGTGTGCTAGAAGAATGAATGGCGGTCCGTTAAATCCTTTCATGGGCTTAGATGAAATAAACATTGACAAATTTATGGAATGGTTTGATGTAGATTTTATTAAACAGTTAAATCATTTAGGAATGTGTGGTAACTTGGGTGATCCTATAGTTGCAAAGGACACACTACAGATATATGAATACCTACGTGAGTCAAATCCTCACATGGGATTACAAATGCACACCAACGGCAGTGGTCGTACAGACAAATGGTGGAAAGAATTAGCAAAATTAAAAGTAAATGTTGTGTTTGGCATAGATGGTCTGGCAGACACACACGCAAAATATAGAATTAACACAGACTGGAAGAAGATCATACACAATGTTATGACCTTTGTAGACGCAGGTGGAAAAGCAAGATGGGATATGCTGGTGTTTGAACATAATCAACATCAGATAGATGAATGTAGAGAACTATCTAAACGTTTAGGTATGGAAAACTTCTCTGTCAAGCACACTACACGTTTCAAAGACGGAAAGTTTGCTGTGTTAAATGAACAAGGACAACAAATAGATACTTTGTATCCATCACAAAAGAGTAAAGAGATGACCAGCAAAGTAAAACAAGCATCTGCAGAAACATTACCAACCATAAACTGTAAAGCAGTTAAGGACAGTATGTTATACGTAAGTGCATTAGGTACAGTTACTCCTTGTTGTTGGTTAGATCAACAATTTTATCCACCGTCACACGAGAATCGTATAGACTATTTGAATAAAATTAAGATATGGCCAAACTTAAACGACACTAGCTTGAAAAGTATCTTTGCAAGTGGGTACTTTGATCTTATTGCAGGGTGTTGGAACAGTACAGGACTTAAAGAGTGTTCAAAACAATGTGGTAGTTTTGACAAATTAAACGAACAGTTCGTGGAGAGATCATGAAAATATTAGTAGCAGGATATGGAACAGTAGGAAAAGCACATGAAACATATCTAAGACCTTCCTTTGATGTTGAGATATACGATCCAATGAAGGGCTATAACGATATAAGCAAGGACATAGACGGAGTAATCATATGTACAGCAACACCATCATTTGAAAATGGTGCTTGTATAGTAAACTCTGTGTATGATGTAATAAGCAGAGTACCTAACGTGCCTATAATAATTAAAAGCACAATAAGTTTAGAAGGTTGGAAGGCAATAAAACAAGACTTCCCCAAACATGATATTACATTTAGTCCGGAGTTTTTAAGAAACAAAACAGCAACAGAAGATTTAGCTAATTCAGAATATTTTATGTTAGCAGAAGGTAACACACAGTTTTGGAGTACAATATTAGTAACTATGTTTGGTACGCCAACAATTAACCTTTACAATAAAGCAGAAGAATTAATACTTGTTAAATATTTCCGCAACAGTTTTCTAGCAAACAAGGTTGCTTTCTTTAATCAAGTTTATGATCTGTGTAAAGCTACAGGTGTAGACTATGATAAGGTTGCTGAAGGTGTAGGAAAAGATAGACGAATAGGTTCAAGCCACACAGAAGTTACAGAGGAAAGAGGCTTTGGTGGTCATTGTTTTCCTAAAGACATACAAGCAATAATTTATACTGCAAAACAAAACGGCGTTGACTTAACTTTGTTACAAGAAGCATTGGAGTATAATAAGAAAGTTAGAAAATGAGATTATTATTAGTAGCAATTTTTATGTGTATTATAGTTTCGGTAGGAGACAGTAAAGCATTAGATTTAAAACAGTTTTACAAAGAACCTTTAACAGAAACTGATAAGGCAGGTATCATTGCTTTTAATATATTACAAACAATAGATATGTTACAGACTTTAGAAATAGCAAACAATGACAACTATTATGAAAAGAATAAAATATTAGGTAAGCACCCAAATGAGTTTCAAGTTATAACTTATTTTATTGCTAGAGGATTTGCACACTATGAAGCAACAAAGATGATACCTGAGAAATATAGATCCATATGGCATACGTATAATGTTGTTTATAATTATGATGTTATTAGAGATAATCACAGTATAGGAATAAGAATAGGCTTTTAATGAAAATAGATATACACGATATAAAGTTCTGGATGGACGCAATACGTAACAGCGAAAATAAAGAACGTACACTTGAGAGTTTCTGGGACGGTCAGATTAAAAGTAAGCTCTGGCTAATTGAAGCACTTGAAAAACACAAGTCTATTAGAAATGCAGAGTTTGTAATACATGGCGGTTGGAACGGAGTACTAGCTTGTATGATGTTCAATAGTGAACTAGGTTGCAAACACATAACAAGCATTGACATAGATCCTAAGTGTAAAGAAATAGCAAGTACAATGAACAAACGTTATGAGATGGAAGGTAAGTTTGAAAGTGTAACTGCTGATATGTGTGAATATGAATATACTAGAGAGCCTTACTTTGTTATCAATACAAGCTGTGAACACATCACACAAGAACAATACAACACTTGGTTAGACAGAGTACCAGATGGAGCACAAATTATTTTACAAAGTAACAATTACTTTGAATTAGATGAACACGTAAACTGTAGCAAGGACCTTAAAGAGTTTGAATGGAAAAGTAAATTAAATGTATCTGAAAAAGCAGAACTTGAACTGCCTAAGTATACAAGGTATATGTTAGTTGGAAGGAAAAACAAATGAAAGTAAGGGTAGGAGTTAGAGGTAGTGAACTAGCATTGTCAATGGCAGAAATAGTAACTAGAAAATTAGAACAACTAAACTGTACTGTAGAAATTGTTCCAATCAAATCAGATGGAGATATCCACGAAGATAAAGTTATTGCTGACATAGGTGGCAAAGGAGTATTTTGTAAACGCATAGAAGATGAATTGTATAATGGTGCTGTTGATGTAGCTGTACACAGCACAAAGGACTTACCAACTGTAATGCCAAAAGAGTTAATACTTGCGGCAGTATTAAAACGTAACGATCCAAGAGATTGTTACTTGGGTAAATTCTTTCCAGGTGCAAGAGTAGGAACAGGTAGTCCAAGAAGAATAGCACAACTTAAAAATAACTTTAAGGTAGACTTTGAGATAAAACATCTCAGAGGAAATATTGCAACACGCATTAAGAAATTAAATGACGGTGATTATGATGCCATTATTTTGGCAAGAGCAGGACTTGAAATACTAGGATTAGAAAAATATATAACACATACATTTGACTTTGATAAAATGTTACCAGCGGTTGGACAAGGTGTTATTGCTGTACAGACACGTACTATGAGCCCTTACACAGCTCTAGTAAGGCAAATAAACCACTTGGATACATTTTATAGTGTATTAGCAGAACGTACAGCATTGAAGTTCTTAGACGGTGATTGTCATAGTGCAGTAGGAGTACTTGCACAGGTAGTAGGAGATTGTATTACACTAAAAGGAATCAACTACGAAAACATGAAGCAGTCTACAGTTACAGGAAAGATATTGGAATATAAACAAATAGGTGAACAAGTAGGATTAGCAATAAAATGAGTAAAACATTTTGCCCACTACCCTGGATACATTTAGCGACACGACCTAACGGAGATGTTAGAGTTTGCTGTACTGCCAATGCCAGTGGTGCGGGTAAACAAGATGAAAAGACAGCAGGACTTGTTAAGAAAGATGGTATTGCTATGAACCTACGTGACCATACAATAGAAGAAGTATGGAACAGCGAACACATGAGAAGAACAAGACTTCAAATGCTCAATGGCGAAATACCTGCTAGTTGTACTAAATGCTTTAATGAAGAAGCAAAAGGTATTTCAAGTAAACGCCAATGGGAAAGTGCAGAATGGAAAGAACGTTTAGACTTTGATAAACTTATTGCAAGTACAAAGGAAGATGGTACTGCACCTGTAAACATTCCTTACTTTGATTTACGTTTAGGTAACCTATGCCAATTGAAATGCGTTATGTGTAGTCCACATGATAGTTCAAGTTGGATTAAAGAATGGAAACTACAGTATCCGCAGTATAAGAACAAGGACCTAGTTGCTGACCAAGGTTGGGACGATCAATATGATTATACCTGGTATAAAAAAGGATCGTTTATAGATTCAATGAAAGACCAGGCACAGCATATACAAGAACTGTACTTTGCAGGCGGAGAACCGTTACTAATACCTGAACATTATAAAATATTAGAGTTTATGGTCGACGAAGGATATGCAAAAAATTGCAACCTACGATATAATTCAAATGGATTAGAATTACCAGACAAGTTATTTAAACTATGGGATCATTTTAAGGAAGTACGTTTTAATTTTAGCATTGACGCATATGGTGAACGTAATGATTATATACGTTACCCAAGCAAGTGGTCGGACGTTGAAACCAACTTAAAGAGATTAGATCAAAATACAAAGGATAATACGGTTATCAATATTGCCTGTGCAATACAATTATTAAACGTAGGTTACATAGATGAATTAGCTGAATGGAAAATGGATCAAGGCTTTAGCAAGATTAATCCATCAATGTTTGGCGGCGGAATCATAGGAACGCATTTGGTTTATTTGCCATCGTACCTAAATGTACAAGTACTACCACAAGAAGCAAAACTATGGGCTAAACAAAAGATTGAAAATTTTATTGACAGACAGAAGTTTAATTTAGAATTTAATCAACACCCATACGGTGCTCAACGTTGGAGAGGACTAATTAAATACATGATGCAAGATGATTGGGGAAACAAACTTCCTGCACTACAAGAATACTTAAAGATAACAGATGAAAGACGTGAAACAGACTTTAGAAAAACATTTCCAGAGCTTGGGAGATATATGTAATGGAATATAAAGGACTAATACTAGGACAACAGACTGACGTAAGTGTAGACACTGAACACTGGAAGTTTGGCACAATTAAAGACGGAGTCAAGTTAATTGACAACCTTTTATATTATAGTGCGTTTAGTCTAGGATATGACGACCATGGTATCATTGATAAAGTATGTACTAGAATGAAAGGATTCAAACACGAGACAGGTGACAGTTTGTTTTTTGGTCATTCAGGACCAGCTGTAAATTCACCACACATTGATTTAGCAAACAGATTGTATAACATGACCGATGGATACAGACCTGTGTTTGCATTATCAGGAAGTGACGGAGTAGAAGTTGCTATCAAGTTAGCCTTTGCATATCATCAAAGATGTGGAAATACTAGAAAGAAAATAGTATCATTTGACGATGCGTATCATGGATCAACTTTACTGTCAATGAGTGTTGGAGATGTACACTTTCAAAGTGCATACTACGGAATGGATCCATATCAAAACGTAATTAAATTATCACGCAATAATTTAGAACAGGAAGTTGATTGGGACGATGTTGCTTGTATCGTTGTAGAAACTTGTCCACATGATCAAGATATATCACCTTATGGGTATGACGTTTGGAATAAAGTAAATGAGATACAAGCCAAACATGATGTACTCGTAATCATAGATGATGTGTTTATGGGTGGCGGTAAAACAGGAGACTTCTTTGGTTGGAGTAAACAACCTGTTAAGCCTGATCTATTTGTAATGGGCAAGGCAATTACAGGAGGCTTCTTTCCGTTATCAATGGCTATGTTTAATGAGAAAGTACATGAAAAAATAAAAGACGGAAAGTGGTTACATGGACACACATACAGTATGACCCTGTCAGGTGTATTGTGTATGGACGAATACTTAAACGTTTTAGAAAATTACAAGTATATGGATAACGTTAATAATGTTATAGAACTTGCAAGACAGAATTTATCAATCGATGGTTGGAATATCAGCGGAAACTTTGGCACTACTTTTATGATAAACAAAAGTGATAAGCATTTTAGGTTTATTGTACCTATTAATGCAGACCAAGAATACTTTGATGCAATACCAGATACGTTAAAAGAAATGGAAAAGGTACACGGATTATGAGAGTAGGAATCACAGGACATTTGTCAGGACTAGGTAAAGAACTTTATACACGCATACCAGATAGTATAGGATTTGACTTAGGCAGTCATCATGACATAAAAAATCCTGATCCTTGGATTGACGCCTTATTAAGTTGTGACGTTTTTATTAACAATGCGTATGATGGATTTCATCAAGCTAATATGTTAGAAAAAGTTTTTTTAAAGTGGATGAATGAGGATAAAACAATTATAAACATTAGCAGTACTGCTTCTGAAATAAAACATATAAATTATCAAATGGGATTTTATCCTATACATAAAAAAGCACTAGACGAAGCCTGCATGAGATTACAACACATAGAGAAAAAGTGTAGAGTAGTAAATATTAAAATAGGTTGGATGGACACGCCTATGACAGAAGGATTTGATACAGCTAAATTGCCCGTTGATGGTGTAGCCACAAAGATTATAGATGTAATGAATGATAAAGATATAACATCAATAACAATAGAAGGTCCATGGCAAAAGTGGGATTACTAAATGAAACTAGTATACAAGGACATTACAAAAAACGATTGGTTCTTAGTTAGTTGGACACTATCTAATAAGTGTAACTATCGTTGTGAGTACTGCCCCGACATACTACACAATGGTAGCACAGGACAACCACGTTGGGAAACTGTAGAACGTTTTATAAAAAATTTAAAAGTAAACAAGGATATCTGTTTTAGAATAAGTGGTGGTGAACCTACGTATTGGAAACACTTTATAGACATGGCAAAGTGTGCCAAGGAGCAAGGACATAAGTTTACATTTGTAAGTAATGGAAGTCAAAAGCCAGAGTACTTCAAACGTATTGCACCCTATACAGATGCTATGATGTTAAGCTATCATAAAGCATACGCAGATCCAGAACATTTTATAAAAGTAATAAATGAAAGCGGAATCAATACAGTTGTAAACATGATGTTATTGCCAACAGACTTTGAAGAAGCATTTAAGATATCAGAACTAATTTATAGCAATACAGATATAGCAAGTATTGAGCCTAAAGTTATTGTAGATAAAACATCTAGTGAAAGTATTACAAATGAAGTTGTTACATATACACAGCAACAAAAGGATACAATTAAGAATTGGCCCTTTAGTAGAGATATACATTTCGGAGATGTACACAGAGGCGAAATGCAATTACAATACAATGACTGGTTCAAGGATAGCAAAGACGTAGACGCTAATCAACTAATACTAGAAGGTAAGAACAAATTTGTAGGTTGGAAATGTTGGGCAGGTGTTGACGGAGTAAATATAGATATGTGGGGCAATATGTATAGAGCAGACTGTCAGTTCGGTGGAGCAATAGGTAATTTAGAAAGATACAAGTTGCCAACAGAACCTATAGTATGTGGTAAAAGCATTTGCAGTTGTCTAAGCGACATATACATTAAGAAAGAACAAGTAGCAGAACTATGAGCAAAATATTAGTAACAGGAAATCCTAACTACGAAGGTTTATGCAAAGGTATCTATGAAGCATATAATCATAATAGGGTAGAGTTCATTGGCAGATGGAATGACTGGGATCTAGGAGACTTTGAAAAAGTCGCCAACTATGCAAAAGACTTTGATGTATTTGTAAACAGTCAGTATGGTCCTGATGGAGAACAGGTAGATATATTAAATGCTGTATACGATAAGTTTGAAAGAGGACATATAATTAATATCAGCAGTACAACAAGTTTCTGGGGTGACGGTTATAGTCCGGAAGGGTATCTTGAAAACAAAACTGCACTTGATAAAAGAAGCAAAGAACTTTGTAAGAATGTATGTTGGGGTAATAGTAAAATACGTATGAGCAATATTGCTTTTGGTCAGCTAAATTCTAAAACACAAAAATTAAAAGACGATAAACACAAAATTAGTTTACAACAAGCAGGGCAACTTGTTAAGTGGGTAATTGATAGTCCTACTTACACCAACGTTCACTATATAGCACTTGATCCTATACAAACAGATCTTTAAGTTCAGGACAATAATCTAACACACTTGTATTTCTAATCTTATCTAGATCTTTAGTATAGTTTACAAACAAGTCTATATGTTTACCTAGTTCCTTATCTTGTTCATATGTAATCTTAGGAAATCTAAAATCAATCTTATCTAGTATCTCGTTAGGTAATATTCTAGGATTCAAGTAAGGCGGTTTAGCAACTACATTATTAAAATATATTTCCCAGTTGTCTTTTTTATTTTCTTCAAACCACCACCATATCTTATCTAGGTGTGCAATATTATATGCCATAACAGTTACAGCAATAATAATTCTATCAAAGTCGTACTGCTTTAGGTTTTCATTTAGTTGATCAAACGTAAAGTTCTTTCCACCTCTAATGTATTCATACAGCTTACCTGTTCCTTCTAAACTTACTGTCCATTTAGTTTCGCCAAAGTGTCTAGCAAGTTCCTGTATTTCTTCATCAACGATCGTACCATTCGTTGTCCAGTCAAGTGTAACATTTTTTGCAACTCCTAAGTCTATAAACTTCTGCAATATCTTTTTGTTTGCAGGCTCCATGTAAGGTTCTCCACCCTTGATACTTAGATAACGTAAGTTCATAAATGGTGTGGGATCCTCGAATAATTTTTCTATGATCTGATCGCTTTTATTAGTGTAACCAAATTCTGGATCGTCAGTTCTTCTAAAATACGGGTTACCATTTTGTGCAAGTTTAAGATCGTCCTTGACCCAAGCACTAGAATTGATACCGTCACACATACGACATTTTAGGTTACATATATTACTCATATTGAACTCCAAAAAGTAGATATCTGTGAAGTCTTTTGAGTAATCATATCCCTTGTCCTTAACCATAGGATTCAAAATATCTTCAAAAAATTTACGCCTGCTATGACCCACAGAAGCTTCTTTTAAAGCACATTGTTCGCACTCGGGCGGTAACACTCCACTACGGATAGAATCACGTGTGTATGACGCTGTATAGCTGTTTAAAAGGTCATTTAAAGGTGTTTGTAGCACGTTTCCGTAACGTTTTAAGTACACTCCGTCCGGTACTATATCACCGTTAAAACGTACCAAAATACTATGCCAAGGTGCCAAGCATTTCATCATATTTCTCTCCAAAAGCACTCCTTAGATCACTATCCAATTTCTTGTGTATATCTAACGGTTCGTGCAATCCTACGTTATCCCAATCTATAAGATACATATTATCTCCGTCAATTAAGATGTTACTCAACACCCAATCATAATGCACATAAGGTGACGTTTGTTTAATGCTGTCTATACAGAAGTCATATATCTTTCTAACAAACTCCGGGGTATGTTCAAATGTATTTGCAGGTACACCTGGAACTATATGGTAATCAATCCATGTTGAGTTTGTAGTTACTCCACAATCAATTACCCAACCCTCCATTACTGTATTCAATACCGCAACGTGTTCTTCCATCATTTCTTGATGTACGCCTTCCCAGACTTTTCTATATCTATCTTCTAGCTTATAGACCTTACGTTGCTTTTCTTTGTTCTCTTTAATTAATTCCATAATACCCTGCTACTTCTGGTAAGTAATCTTTTATGTTTACGCCTCTGTGTTTATCTAACACTCCTATCCACTTTCTAAATTCGTCTTGCTTTTCTATGCTTGTTGGTTGTGACATCCAATAATCAAAATGCTTTATGTTATCCTTCATAGCCTGAGGTGCATTTTTAATATGTAAGCTATCAGGTGTCATTAATAAGTTATCAAATATTTCTAGGTCGTTAGCCTGTGCGTATTCTATGTAAGTGTCGTGATCTAGTACATTCATTATTTGTACTGTTGGTCCTAAACTTACATCAGCTACTTCTCTAAACTTGTTTAAGTTGTATTCGATAGTATCCCAATCACTGCCCCAACGTATGTAATCGTTTGTTTTACCTATACCGTCAATGCTAAAGTTCATGTTAACACGATCAAATCTTTTTAATTCGTTAAACACCTTAGGATTGAATAGTGTACCGTTAGTGTTAAATCTTACTTCCACTGAAGGGTCTAGTTTTCCTAAGAACTTGTTTAAGCCCTTGACCATCATAGGTTCACCACCTGTTAGGTATACTTCTCTTAGATTAGGATTACGTGCAAGTGTTTCGCCTTGTTCATCAGTATACCAATTATACAATCCGTAATCAAACCAACCCCATGGGCTTTCTTGACCTTTAGCTTTTAGCTCGTTGTGTTCTTCATACAAGCTACTTGAACTACCAGGATAGCACATAGTACAACGTAGGTTACATTGATTACCAAACCGTATGTCTAAATGGCTTATGCCTGGACCATACTCTCTTGGTCTTTGACGCATACTTGGTTTACCTGCTAGTTCCATAAGCTCACATTTTTGACAAGCCTTTGGAAACTGATTGTTTGCTAATTGTTCTCTAGCCTTTGTAGGAGTTTCACTAGCTAACCATTCTTCAGGAGACATATCGTTTATGTTTTCTTTATTAGTCTTTTCTGTACTAATACAACACATACGGAACTCTCCGTCAGGACGTATCATTGCCTGATGTTCTAAATATTTACACTTCACCGCAAGTTACCTCACAAATTTTAAATCTCTTGTTCATAGGATCTGTTAATGTATTACTTTCTAATATATCTGTTAGTGGCATATCGTTTACGTTTAACCATTTAATAGTGTTTATGTCTTTACCATACGGACTGTTTAGGTCTTTAGGATATCTATCTGCTAGTGTATAGCAACATGGAAACACTTCGCCCATATGGCTTATTTGTATCTTGCCTTTTTTCTGCCACTTACAAGTAATACAACCTTTATCAAATCCTTTTTCTAATAATCCTTCAACACGTTTTACGTTATCTAAATGTTTCTTTTCATATGTAATAGTACGTGCAGTATCCTTCTTACTAGCCTTAAACTGCTCCATAGCTGTATTTACTACACTATCTATAGCACTAAACGTATAACCGCCATTTATATCAAACGCACCAAAGCCCATGTCTTTGCTTAACTGTTCTGCTTCTTCTAGTTGGTGTGCATTATGCTTGAACACTAGCATACGCCAACGTGCAAGTCCACCTGCGTCTATGAATGCTTTTGCATTTTCCATAACCTTGTGCCATTGTACATTACGTCTATACAGATGATTAGTATCTTCCAATCCGTCTATGCTAAAAACAACATGGGTTGGAAATGGAAAGGGTTTCAAACATTCTGCCAACTCTGCAAAAAATTGAGGACCATTCATTCCACCGTTAGTATGTATATGTATTTCAGGCATCTTATAATTACGCAAATAATTTAAGCACTCAAATATATAAGGGTTACGTAGTGGATCTCCATACGCACCATTTAAAACAATCTTGTTTATATTTTCACATATCTCCTCTGTAAACAATTTCTTCCATGTATTAGGCTTCATGTGTTCGAGAGGCATCTGTGGATTAACTTCTGTACCACCTATATTACGACTGCAATTCCCACACATAGCATTACAATAGCTCGTAAAGTCAACAGTTATTGTATCTATGTCCTTTGGATTTAAATATGGCATACTACTATTTAAGCTCAAAACTGAGCATTTAACTGGGACCTGGCGGTAAATATTACTATGAAACATCTCATGTCATTCCACAAAGAAAACGGTAAAATCATTAACAAACAATACCCAGATCTATTTGACGTACAATGGTTACTTGAAGAATCACAGTGGCCTTACTTTCATTTAAGTGCATTAGACAAACAACCTTTTAATGGTATGTATGTAGAAGCAGAAAACTTAATTGATAAGTTTCACAGTCATAGGGATGATTACGGACATGGTTGGAAGAGCCTTACACTACACGGACTTAATGAAGATACGCAATCGCTAAACAGTTACGGACTAGAACGTGACGAAGTTTTAAAACAATTAGATTGGACTTGGGTAGCAGATAACTGTCCCGAAACTAAAAAGTTTTTAACAGATGTATGGCCAGCAGAATATCTTAACAGAGTAAGATTTATGTTATTGGAACCAGGTGGATACATTATGCCACACCAAGATCGCAAGGACGAAGAAAAACGTTTAAGTGTATGCAACATCAGTTTAAATAATCCTGAAGGTTGTGTATTTGTAATGAAGGACCAAGGTATAGTTCCTTTCAAAGATCAAGGTAGTGCTTTCTTAATGGATATAAGCAACGTACATAGTGTATGGAATCAAAGCGACAAACCAAGAATACATATGATAATACATTCTGAAATAGGTAGACGTGCAAGAGACTTCTTCTATATTTTAAGAAAAAGTTATTACACGAATAAGGATAGACTGCATGAAGGATTGGAATAGTCTATCAGTAGATAGATACTACGAGGATTTATCAAACAATAACGAAGTAGGTATAGGTATACTTGACATATCTCGTGATATAGAAAGCGAGTTTGTAAGTAAACGTACATTCGACATGACATACTTTTATGTTAATCGTATGTTAAAAATGAAACTAGCTTCATACGTTGGCTTTGATAGTAGTGTAAAACAGTTATTAGAAAATGCAATACAAAAGAATAAAAAATATTGCATGATTGCTTGTCAAGGTCTTTTGTTATTTAGAGGACCTAGTTTAGTTACAAAAAGTTTAGAATACGCAAAAGACAAACCAGACTTTTTTGTAGTTGGACATATCATGGACAAGAAAAGTCAACACCATTATATAACACATGGTGCTTATCCCGGATTGCACAGACAATACCTATTTGTTAATTTAGACAAATGGACAGAACTAGGAAAGCCAGAGTTTGATGAACTAGGCATATTCCATGATAGAAAACCTACATACAGAAATGTAACGTTCAGTAAAAATACAGTAAACAGTGAATACACTCCAGCTTGGGTAAGATCAGATACAGGCGAATCTAAATGGGAAATAACATCAGACGGTAGCAACTGGATTGACCTAGCTTGTAGAAACAATATTCAAATAGACAACCTTACTTTAGATATGCGTGAGTGCAAGGTATTCTTATATCCATACAATAAAAGCAAGTCATTAGAAAAAGTATGGTTAAACAAACGATATGATCCTATAGTAGATACATTAGAGTATAATCAAAAGGCGTGGATACGCAAACTAGGATATCAAGAAGAAATTGAAAAGGATAGAGTATATGCGTTTAACACAGAAACATTATCAGCAGAAGGTAAACGCACAGGAACTATAGATCACTTGTTTAGTGCGGCCGCAGGCTTTAAGCCTTTAGCAATATTAAACACAAACGGATTCAACGAACTTACAAGGGTACACTACTTTGATTGGTGCGATGCTAGTTTACTATACAAAAGACACCTATTAGAGACGTGGGATGGCTTGGATTTACACCTATGGCTACTGGAACACGACCTAAAGTATAACTTCAGCTCAACGTATAGAGGCAATTACGAGTCATATTGGCATCAAGAATTAAATGAATTTGGTGGTGCAATAGCATTTAAACAGTTGTGGGATAGGTATGTAGAACTTGAACATAACTTCTACAAAATAGATATTGTTAACGAAAGTGAAAACTTGTTTAACCTTATACAAGCCCAACAGGGTAACAAAGTATTATGGACCACAAACATTTGGTCAAGCGAAATGTTACATTGGAATGAAGAGCCGGAGCAGTTAGAATTAAAGTATAAAAAGTTTAAAGGACTTATTCCTCCAGACCTTACATTGTACGGACATGATTACGTGGCTATGGATCTAAACGAAAGTATAAAGAATGATTATACCCATGTGAGGTACAGATGAAAAAGAAAACACTAGCATACGTTATTGGCGGTGAAGCTAGACTAGTAGCAGAAACATACAAGCAAGATGAAATCTATAAACAGTTATGTGAGAAGTACAAGGTACACACATACATACACAGTTGGACACAAATTGGTAAGTGGACCAAAGACAATGAGAAGTATCGCTACGGTGACGGTACACGCCCAGAAACATCTGCGATAACAAAATACTATCCGCCCGATTGGGAGATAGTAAAAAATAACAAGGAAACTATTCTTAATCAGTATAGCATATACAATCCTAAGTTTATTGAAGTAGAAGATTACGATCCTAGTTTTAATGTTGACAATTTTCCTTGTGGACAATATATTAGCAGAGCCAAAGCATTTAGAAGCATAGCTGGTTTTAATTTAAAGAATGCAAACAAGTATGATTATGTTTGGCTAGGAAGATCTGATGCGGCAGGCAAAGGTCCGTTGCCTGAATTACAAGAAGGTAAGATACATTGTCCAGAGATAAGTTTTGATGACGATTGCTTTAGAGCTGAGGATTGGTACTATGCAGGTCCGTACGAAATGTTTAAGAATTTACTTCCGTGGGCTGATGATCCTTTAACATCAATAGAGTCAATTCAAGAAAATCCCTGGCTCATGGAACTTGGAGAACGCAGGGTAAAGAATACACATATTTGGCAAGCCATACTAACTGGTGATGCAGGAGAAAATATTTTCCTAAGAGATGAGATAGAATGGAAACTGTTAACTTACTAATATTAGACTTTGATGGTACGTTGGCAGACTGTAAGCCATTACACCAACAGGCCTTTAGAAGGGCTTGTACCAAAGTCAACAATGCAATACAATACACCGACGAAGAAGTCGAAGGAATGCCTACCTTTGGTAAGATAGAACATATCAAAGCAAAAGGTTACAAGTTTGATGAAACCTTGTTAATGGATCTTAAACAAGAATATACAATGAACGATTTAAGCAAGTATATCAAGTTTGATCAAGAACTTAAAGATATATTTGTTAGATTAAGTAAAAAATATAAACTTGCAGTTTGCTCAAATGCAACACGTAAGTTTGTTGAAAGAAGTTTAAAGATACAAGAGTTAGATATGTTTGATCCTGTATTAACTGCAACGGAACACAGAGCAAAGCCTGAAGTTGATATGTACTATTATGCTATGTATCATTATGGAGTTGCACCTACACAAACAGTTATATTCGAGGATAGTCCCGTTGGTATACAAGCCGCAACATCTACTACGGCTACCGTAAAACAAGTAAGTAATGTAGAACATTTAAAGAGGTTATTAAATGAGTATTAAGTTAATAATGCCTATGGCAGGCGAAGGAAACAGATTTAAAGAAAAAGGATATGATACACCTAAGCCTTTAGTTCCTGTAAAAGGAATTCCTATGTTTCAATATACTGAACAACAGATAGGTATTGATTTTGATGAACGTATTTTTATAGTACGTAAGGATCATAATATCACAGACACAATAAAAGATTTATATTCTAATGCAACAGTTATAGAGCTGGACGAACTCACAGAAGGTACTGCTTGTACACTATACAAAGCCAAAGAGCTATTTGCTGAAGGCGATAGTGTGTTTGTTAGTAACTGTGATCAGAGTGTAGAATGGGATAGCAATAAAGTTAGAACAATTATAGACAATGGCATTGACGGACTTATAGCAACGTTTGAATGTCCTGACAGAAATCCTAAATGGAGTTTTGCAAAAACTGTCGCAGACAAAGTTGTAGAGGTTGCAGAAAAGGAAGCAATATCAGATAGAGCTACAGTAGGATATTATTATTGGCGTGATGCTGGACAGATGTTTAGAAACATAGATCAAATGATAGAAGCCAATGATAGGGTAAACAATGAATTTTACACTTGCCCTGTGTATAACTACACTATAAAGGAAGGTGCGAATGTTTGTGCATTTGACGTAGTGTCAATGCAAGGTATTGGAACACCAGAAGATTTAGAAAGTTACGTAAATGAAGATTAATTACTTAAATGATTGGGCCATAGAGCTAGAAGATTTAAATCTAGCAGATGTTGATATTGCTACTGCAAAAGAGATAGCAAGTTTAATTTTATCTAATATGGTAGTTGTGGTAAAGAATCAAACTCTTACACCAGAGCAGGAAGTTAATTTTTGTAAACACATTGGTAACGTACAATACATACTAGATCCTACGAAGCCCAAAGAAGGGCAACGCACAGAACATCTAGCAGTTGGTAATCATATACTTCGTGTTACAGGACAAAAGAATGACAAGGGTGAAGAAGGATTGTTTGGACATACATCTGCATTAGATTGGCACGCCAACCAGGCAAGTAACTATGAACGTGATCCTTTGATATGGTTATACGGAGTTGAAGGTACTAAAGGTAGCAAAACAAGTTGGCTTAATAATATTGCTAGTTACGAAGCAATGAGTGACTCGCTTAAACACGAAATAAAAGACTCGTTAATAACACTAGGATATAAAAGCGGATCATACAGTCCTAGCAAGTTCTTTATAGAACATCATGCAGAAGATAAACCTTTTAGTTTGGTACACACCAATGACGCAGGTAAGACAGGTATGTATTTTCCTTTCTTGCAAATACTTGGTATGCCAGGAAAAACAAAAGACGAATTTGAAGACCTAATGGGTAGGCTTATAGAACACGTTACACAACCACAGTTCATCTACGATCATCATTGGGAAGATGGTGATGTTGTAATTAGTGAACAATGGTTAAGCATACACAAACGTTGGGCATACGAAAAGATGGAAGATAGAATACTTCACAGAATAGCATTTAATTATGAAAACATATTATAAACTTTTAGAACATAGTCCGGACATGGACCTAACAGATTTTTACAAGGAAGCGGCCGAACAGGGTTACGTAAACAACTCAAATCAAAAAATTATGATTGATGCTTTTAACAATGAAGAAAAGAGTCAAGTGTTTATATTGTTTAAAGATGACAAAGCCATGGGAGCAACCGCAGTACATACATTTCCAGAGATGGGAGAAAACAGTTATCGTATACTAACAAGAACCTGTGCAGTTGGCGGTATGTTACACAATGCAGGATCAATGGGAAGAATGAAACGTTGTGAAGATCTTAGTTCACGTTTTTACGTTCCTAAGATGATTGAATGGTGTGGTATGGATAGCAATATGTATTGTACTACAAACGATTCAGAGGGCGGGTCACAAAGAGCAGTACATAGAGTATGGTTGCCTATAATGACCAAGCAAGGATTGTTTACAAAGATTAAAGAAATAGATTATAGAGGTGTAAAACAAACGGTATGGAAACTTAATCCAAAAGAGTTTCTAGCACATTTAGATAAACACCCGTGGGAAGATCATGTTTTATTATAAGCACATTGACATAGATGATAGGGTCTCACAAGAGATCAAAGAGTGGGGATTAGAAAACATACAGACCTCTGATGATCCTGTTGTTAAACTAGACGTGGATAAGTTTAAAACAGATTGTCCTTTGTTCCTAGAATGGTGTAAATGGAACGATTGTGAAGTGGGTTGGTTAGTAGGTATCAAGGTTCATAAACATAATGAACAACCTGCTACTAAATTGCCACATACTGATTACAGACCCGTTGATCAAAATTACGGACTAAACTTTCCTGTACAGAACTGTGAAGATACACATACAGAAATGTATAAGCATCTAACAGGTAAAGAAATTATCATTGAAGATGAAACTGTAGCAGGTGGGGGTAAAAGCTATAAAGTTTTTAGTCCTGATAGTACGTTTGAAGAAGTAGCTAGGTTCACTTTAAACAAACCTGTATTGTTTGATATTAATCAACCACACAAAGTTATAAACAATACTGATAAGACACGGCTAGCCTTAAGCATTCGCTTTATAAAAAATCCTTATAATTTAGTGTAAGTCGACCCAAGCAACGCCTGTGCGTCCTTGGAATTTACTTGCAGTAGTATTGTAGATTACCATACCTTGAGCAACACTACCTAAAGCGTCTCTTTGTACAGTTGTCATACTTGCAAATTTTACTGTTCCTGAAAATTCAGCAGTACCTTCTACGTCTAAGTTTGACGCAGGATTCTGTTTGTTTACACCAAGTCTACCTTGTGCATCAAATATCATAACACTTGAAACAACTGATGTACCTGTTCCTTTGTTATTAACAAATTCAATTTGACCTTTTGCAGTATCATTTGTTACTGTTTCATCTGGATCAAGTCTAAATGCAATCTGTGATGAAATAATACTTGTTCCACCATTGTGTACTGGGTCATATGTTTGTGAGTTAATTTGACCTAGGTAATCACCTGCACTCATTTGTACTTCATTGCCTGATCCTATGAAGCCACCTGCATAACCTCTAAATCCAATTCCTCCTGGATCTAGTGATTCACTTCCTCCAATTGAGTGAAACTTCTGTGAACTAAAGTTTCCACCTGGTCCGTGATATAAATGTAATTCTGTGTTAATGTTTTCTGTTGTGTCACTAATTTGAAAAATACTCTGTGTAGCTTTTAGCACTCCACCAACAATAGCAATCTCGCCGTTAGCTAAATTTACAGTACTGTTGACAGCATCAACTAGTACAGTTGAATCATCTCCAACAATAGTACCTTTGAAGTTACCAACAATGCTTTCAGCAGTTATACTTGGAGCACTAATGGCCCCTGTTGCCGTAATAGAACCTGCGTTAACAGCCTTTGAAGTTGCATTAAAGAAACTTGAGTTATCAGTTGCTTTGACATCACCTTTAAAAGTTCCTGTAGCATTAATGGCTCCAGTTGCTTTATTTAAAATTACTGTACTATCGTCACCAATGATGTTAGCATTAACGGATCCAGCATTAATATCATCAGTTACTGCTAAAGTACCAAAGTGTCCTTGTCCCCATCTTAATACACTAGAACCTACGTTTCTAGCACTATCAACATCTGGTAATAAGTGTGACTCGATCTTAGCAGTTAAATTTAAGGTATCTGTATTAGCATCACCAACAGTTAAATTACCACCCAACGTTAAGTTACCATCAGCAGTAATATTGCCGGTAAGTGTCATGTTACCGTCTACGTTAATGTTACCTGTTCCGTTTAAGTTGTAGTTGTTTAATGAAAGATTTGAACCTAGCTCAGTACCAGCAGTATCAACTGGATTACCTCCAGCAGTAGAGCCATCACCTACGAACAACTTCTTGGTGTCTGTTGTATAAACTAATTCACCATCAGCTGGCGTGATTAGCTGTCTTTGTGAGTCTGTACCTCGTCTAAGTTTTAATGCCATTTCAAATAACTCCTGGATCTGTTATATGTATTTATACCTTTTTGCATATATTACTTACGATGCTTAATGAACTTTCTGGTACGTTTTTGTACATCTTTTTTAAGCCTATCTGTATCTAGCTTAAAATCAACGTGCTTAATACTGCTATCATAAGTATTAAACAGGTCTTTTAGCGTCTTTTCTAGTTGTTTAACAGGGTTCTTAGTTAAGTCTACTGTTACTTCCCAGCTCTTGCCGTTATTAAAACGAACTCTTAATGAGTCTAAGTACTCTAACGGAATGGCATGAACGTCTACGTCTCCGAATACGTCGGGCCATTTGGAAACAACCTCTACAGGAAGCCTTTTACTCTTGGGCTTACTAACCCTTGGCACTGGATTTGGCCTTCTTACTTGGGCTTAAATCCTCAGCTTCTTTACGTAGTCTTTCTGCTTCTTTGAACATCCTATCAGCATCAGCTCTCATATTTTTAGCTAAATCTTCATCTGATAAAGGTTTTTCATTTGCCGCATTTACAGTAGCCGCCGCTTCTCCGCTTGGTACTGTAGTGCTTGGTGCAGACATAGATCCTACTTCTTCCACTGATGTTCCACCAACAGCCAAGTCAGCAACCGATACGCCTTTTTGTTCTGCAATTACCTTGTTTAATTCATCAAGTGAAATTGTAGTTGACATATCAGGTGTCATCTCGACATCGCTAGTTTTCACCTTAGTTAACTTGCCGTTAACATGAAAGTTTGGCAACATAACACTACCATCGTTTAGTTGTGTTCGTTGCATAGCATCTGCTAATTCGTCAGCAGTTTGTCCTGTGTTAGACTCTAACATATTGATTAGAGTATCGTGGTCTCCATCACTCAGGTTCTCAGTTTGTACTACTAAAGCACTATCTGGATCGTCTGGTAATGTTCTAAAGACAACGGCAACTTTACGTCCCGTTTCTTTGAATCTTCCTATGTGTTTTAAGGCCATTATTTTACCTCTCCTGTAGTTGGATCAATTGGCTCACTTGCAGGAGCAGTTGCTGGTGCAGTTGCTGATGCTTGAGCTGGATCTTTTGCTACTTGTTGATTTTGAATTGAAGCTAAAAATGATTCTAGTTTAGAATACGTCTTTCCAACAGCCTCAAGTTCGTTGGCTTTAAATGCCCCACGACTTTGTGCTACTTCAATGATTGTTTTTAATACTCCCAAGTCTTGAACTGTAAGTTCTTGAACTGGAGCACCAGCTGGAGCACCCGTCGGTGCTGTCGCCATACTTGGTTCCGGAGTTGCCGGAGCCGTTGCAGTTTTATTTTCTTCTGACATTTATGTCTCTCCTATTAATAGTAGTATAATTATATACCTACTTAATATTTATTAATACTTCAGATGTGGACACGCCAACATGAAATAAGATAGTTCTTTTGGATCTTCAAATCCAACCGTTAAATGATTTTGGTATTGGTTCTGTGTGTCCAAAACCATTTCTTTACCTATGTTAAATCTGCCTTTTAAATTGGTTAGAATCCATTTACGTAAAGCATCTTCTAGATTATACTGTTGCTTTAGATTCATAACTTCGAAATGAGGGCCGGCAAATTTAGTCTCCCTCATATCAAAAAAGTTTAGTGCATTTGGCTTCAATTATTTTTGCTCCTCATAATGAGTTGTAATACCAAAAGGCGCCTGCAAGTTTTTATCATGATGTGAATGAATTACAAATATTGTGTCACAATAGTTTTCATCACCCCAGTTATCCCAAGGATAACCATCTGTAAACATAATAAATCTTTTAGGTTGTATGTCCTGTTCTTTCATGTACTCCCAATTACACATGAAGTCAGTACCACCACCACCGAAGATTTCATAGTTCATTAAGTCTTGACCATTGTCAGGACTAAAGTCTTGCTCGTTGTAAACCTTAGTATCAAAGCACCATAGCTTAATGTTATAGTCTTGATACTCGTCCATAATACCTTTTACTTCACCTAAGAAGTCCTGTGCCTGTTCGTTCATAATAGAACCTGACATATCAATTGCAATAGCAATATCAATTGTTTCATCATAGTTCATACCAGGAAGAACTACACCACTATGCCAAGCCTTACGTGAAGGTCTTTGGAATGTGTAATCATTCTTAATAGTACTTTGTATTTGTTGTCTAAGTAATTCTCTCCAAGTAATCTTAGGCTCTGTAAGTTCCTTGATCATTCTTTCAACTTCTTTAGGAACTTTACCAGCACCAGCCGCCTGTGCAGATGCCATCATATTCTCTTTGATCTCGTCACGTATCTTACGTAATTCATCTTTAGAGTAACTAGGCTTGTCACCAGCTTTTTTACCCTTACCTTTTTTGCTATGAGCATTACCATCTTGGGTATCTTTATCCCAATCAATATGCTCGTCAAGTAATTGACCTAATTGTTTTAATTCTTCTTCATCATATTTGTTATAAATCTCATCATAGATTTCTTCTGATGTTTTACCATCATATTTAAAGTCTTGGAAAATTGGAATGTCTTTAGGCTTCTCACCAATGTTATCTCTAACAAGTGTATTGTTAACAATGTAGTCAGCCGCGATATTATGTACCTGCGGATCTCTATCTTCTCTACGTGTCATATGATCATATACACAATGTAATATCTCGTGTGCAATAACAAACTCAACTTCTTTGTTAGTCATCTTAGCAAAGAAAGGAACACTATAAAACAAGTGTCTACCATCAGTGGCCGCAGTAGGACACCAATCACTTGCTTCTTTAATGATAAGTCTTGTAGCCATGTTACCAAAGAATGGATGTCTAAGTAGTAAGCCTACTCTTGCTACAATAATTTTATCTAAAACTTCTGCTTTAAGTTCGTCAGTAATCTCAGGAAGTTGATCAGCTTTTTCCTTGATCTCTTCCCATCTGTCTAAAACTTCTTGCCCTTGATCTGTTGCTATATTAGTCATGTGTGCCATCTTTCCTAATTGTTATATGTATATTATAGTATATTTAAATGGATTTGTCAACCAAAAAGATGGGGAGAACCAAAAAAGATTCTCCCCTAAAACTACCAAATTAGGCAGTTTCTCCTTGAGCGGCCTTAATGTACTTGCCGTATCTTTCATGGAACTCATCAAAGCACTCAACTTCATCTGGATCGATTGGAAGTTGATATTGAGTAAGAGCAAGTTTAATACCCATGACAACCAATTCGGTATCAAAGTTATCCATCGCAAAACGTAAAAAGTTATTGACTTTATCGTCAAACTTCTTATCGCTCTTATCAATTGCTTCTTTCAACTCGTAACAAAGAGAGACAGTCAAGGAATACATGGCACTGATTTCTTTAGTCTCCATTGTTTTTACCTTACCAACAAGTATATCACTTGGGTTAGGTAAGTGAGCTGACACTTTTCTGTGTGCCATAAATTTAACGGCTAGTCCTTCGCCGACTGAACCACTTACAAGATCTGTAGTGGTTGCTTCATCGTCATCGTCTTCCAATAAATCGGAAACAAATGACCACGAACGAGGTGTTGCAAATGAACGACTTGGGCTCTTAGGATCAAAGTCATATAAGTCTTTCTTTGCAAATGTCAAGTAACCTACAACATCTTTATGGATGTCGTTAGCAACTGCCCAAGCAAACCAGTCATCAAAGTCCACTTTAATTTCTAAGTGAACAAACCTGTTTGACAATGGAGCAGGCATTCTGTAAGTTACACCCTTATCTGCTTCTCTGTTACCAGCGGCAACAATCATAACATTATCGGGTAATTTATAAGTACCAACACGTCTGTTAAGAATTAGTTGGTATGCCGCGGCTTGTACACTAGGTGCCGCAGAATTCATTTCGTCTAAGAACAAAACGATGGTCTTATATTTCTTAGCCATCTTTGCGTCTGGCAATTCAATAGGCGGTGCCCATTTCATTGTATTATCATTAGCTGAATAATATGGCATACCTTTAATATCTGTAGGTTCCCATAAACTCAATCTAATATCAATTAAGTGTGAATTATCAAATGTATCTGTAATCTGTGATACAATGTCTGACTTACCAATACCTGGAGGTCCCCAAATAAAAATAGGTCTTTGTTTCTTGAATGCCCTAACAATGCTTTTCTTTGCACCATTTGGACTAACTTGTCTTATTGCGATGTTTTCCATAATGTACTCCTTATATGTTTATTTCAGTGCCATACTTAATTTCTAAGTATGTATATATAATAACACCATTGAGCCAAAAGGTCAACCAGAAAATGCACTTTTTTTAAGAAAAATTATGTAGTAAAATCAAGGGTTTGTTACTTCATCTGTCCGTTTTAGAGCTTTATTTAGGCCGTACTTGCGAACATCACCACTGAAAAGATGCAGTTCGAGTGCCTTCTTTTCCTCCGTAACAGTGATTCCTTTATTGGTAACGTAATATGGACAGTCAATAAACTTGTCCAAAAATAAAATAACTTGAGTTGTTATTTTGAATTCGGGCGGAAAAGGAACTTCATAAGTTGCTAGTTCTATCTTTTCCATTAAGAATAACATACCTTCTTCTGTTAATCTAAGACCACCAACTTCTCTTGTATTCTGCCACCATAATGGCATATACTCCTTCAATGAGCTTTCGCTTATTGCTATGTTGGCCTGCTTCAAGAACACCTTTGTATAGGTTTCTTTCCAGTTCATTCTAAACTTCTTTTACTGTTTCGCCAGCAGTAAGTTTGACTACTGAAAAGTCTTCGCAGTTGAATAGGTCGTTTAATTTTTTAGCTAGATTGTGTGCATGACCTGGATTTGAAAAAGATACTTTCTTGTATTTAGGTCCAGGATAGTTTGTTAACACATTTGAACTTTTTAAATTAAAAGGTTTGTCCTTAAAGAATACTGCCCAAATGGCTTCCGCATCTAAGACTTGCTCAGATTTATAAGTTTTTTTGTTAACGTGCTCTAGCACTACTGTTGGTTTAGGTCTGCTCATCTTTTCCTCTATACATATATTTATCTCTTTTCAAGAGTAATATACGTATATTACTAGGTTATGAGCTTAGGAGTTTACCAGGATTGACCGCCATCTGCGGTAACATTAATTACTTCTTCTGTCTTGTTTTGTTGGTCTACTAGCTTCTCTAGATCGCCGTGTAGTCTAGACATTACTTCGCCTAGTGTAAATGCAAGTATCTTAGACTCTTGTAGTGTAAGTCTAATCTCTGGAGTCTTTTGCATATCTGCTACTTTCACCTTATCAATGAACTGTTGTAGCGGAATAGGATTTAAAGGTTTAACTTCTGACATTATTTGACACTCCTTTTTAGATCATCTCTATTATTTACAAATACTCTAACAAGTCTTGAAACATCTACTTCTTCAGTTTTAAGTGTCTTAGGGTTAGTAAAGATTACTTTGCTTTTGTTTACTTCTAATTTGATTCCTATATCTGAAGCAACCACAATAGCGTCATCTGTGTTCTTACGCCAATCGTGTGAACTATAATTAGCCTCTGTTGACATTACTTAACTCCTGACGCATTTCTAATTCAGTCTTAAATGGTCCTTTATACTGATACTTCTCTAGTGTAACTAGCTTAGGACAAAAACTTTTTACCCAACCTTTTTCAAAGTGTATACAAAAATAACCTGCACAATACAAACTCTTAGACTTTTTACTTTTAGTAAACAGACCAAATTTACGTTTAATATCGTACATAGTATTATATGGAGTAGTTGATGTAGGTAAGTTATAGATCTCTTTGCTTGGTGATACCTTATCTGAGATACTACCTTTTGTCCATAGTATATTACCTAATGTGTTTTCTACTGCATTTTTATTATCATAGAAATAAGAACCAGTATCGCAACTATACATATATCTATTATCGTTGTCTTTGGATAGAGTACCAACTTTAGTTTTACTATCAGTGTCCTCGATGATCCAAAATTTATTTTTTAATATTTCATTTGCTTTTAAATGTGTCATAGTACAGGATACCTCGCTTGTAATGGCTCGGCGTAAGCCTGAGCATTATCAGTTATTCTTTGCATATCATACAATGCACAGAACTTCATAAGACGCAAACCTACTTGTTTAATGTTCTTAGGTTGTGCATTCTCTTGAATAGTTGTTGTAATTTTCTCTTTAATGTTCTCAGGTTGTGCAGTAAGATCACATAGTATTACATTACGATTATAATCATCTAATACTCTATGTTCTACACCTTCATGATCAACCCAACGTTGTAACATTAAGTTATTCCAAGCATAGCCTTTATTGCTTTTATCTGCAAATGCTTCTTGTAAGCCTACCTTGTTCTTAGTGCCTTTTACTCTTACACCAGGATAAGCACTAAACACGTTGTCACTAGTGTCGCCTCTCATACACTTTTCAAACAGTAACCACTCAGGGTTAGGTGCAAGTTTTTCTGCTTTAGTTTTCTTATCTATAATCTTCTTACCCTTGTCATCAAAGTAACCTTCGTGTGTAATAGTTGTATTGCTAACACCGTTATACTGTGTAACCTTAGGGCTAATAAGTTGTGCAAAGTCTCCGTCTGTGCTGATAATAACGTGTTCGTCATCTGGGTGTGCTTGTACCCAACCTGCAATAAGATCATCTGCTTCTAGTTCATTGTGTTGCAGTACAGTACAGTTAGTCTTTTCTGTAACAAAGTTTTTAAAGTTATCAAATGTTTCCCAGAACACTTTTTCTTCTTCTGCCTGTGCTTCTGTTAGTGCATCTCTACTTTCTTTTCTGTTACGTTTGTAAGGCTCATAAAAATCCTTACGCCAGCTTCTGCCTTCTAAACAGAACACAACATGACTGCCATCAAAGTCTTGCCATGCCTTTTTAATACTATTGAACGTAATATGAAATGCCATACCTACCTTTATGTCCAATTCGCCTCGTACTACATGGCGAGCTCTAAAGAAAGTATTCGCAGTATCTATAAGAACATATTTCATTTTATTACCTATTTAATTTTCTATTATGTTTAAATTATAGCACAAAATTAACACGTTGTCAAGAAACTTCTGTCTTGCCATCTTTACGTTTATTGATCTTTATATGACCAGCATCTCTCTTAGGATCCAAACCTTGTTCTTCCAAAATGTTTCTTGCAATAGTCTTAAACCATGCATCAACAATCTGCTCGTTTGTTTCTCCAGAGTATCCTGCGTCTAGTAGTTGTTCAATAAATTCGTTATTCCAATCCAATTCAAAGAATCCGTTTTTGATATCCTTTGGATTAACATGGGTATTCAAAACTGCAACCCAAGGCTTTTTATCCTTTGTTGCTTGTTTCTTTTCTTCCTGTAAAATACGTAGTCTTTTCTCTTCAGACGTTTCTTCTACTGGACCTTTCTTAACGAACTTATCTTTGACCTTGTTTATAAAGTCTTTCATAAGTTTTCTCCTTCTATTCTCCAATCATTACCAAAACTAAGAATACAATGTGATTGATAACTTGGATGAAACTCTAGTATTGTATACGAATTTGTTTTTGGATTGACCCAAACTGACATTGGTATAAATGCAGTAGTATCTGATAGTCCTTCACCACCATATACCTTTGTTGCCTGTGTTCCTTGAAAACGAAGTATCTCTCCTCTATTGAGCAACCCCTGTTTCACTGTTTCCCAATCCGCACACATAACAGGCTTCTGATTCCATTCAGCCGCCTTTGTGTCTGTGTAAACTGCCACCGCAGTAAACAAAACTAATATAGCTATTAACATTTTCATAATAACACCTCCTAAGTGCCTATCGCATTACCAAACAAGTATACGTGTACTCTTGCCGCCACGTTATAACCTCTTTGAAATGCCAGTTTAGCAACGTCACCTGCTGTCGCAGTTTGCTCTTCTTCTCTAGCCCCAACGGGCATGATCCATACAGGCCAATTACAACCTGCTGATCTAAATTTCTCTATAGCTTCGTCCATCTCGTCCCATTGTCTTTGTTCACTACCTACAACAAACTTTAATTGTCCTTTGTTAGAAACTTGATAATATTCACCGACTACTTCTGGAATAATAGCTTTCTTAGTTTGTTCACCTGATACTGTAAACAGTTTAGGACTACAACTAAAGAATACTTCTTGATCAATTCCTGTAGCCCATTCTTTAAAAGGCTCTCTTAACTTTTGTGTACCGTTAGTTTCAAAAGTCATTGACTCTGGTAAATTACCTTGTTTTAATAATTCTTCATATATACCAACACTTGCCTGTTGTCCAGTAATCATTAAAGGCTCACCACCTGTAAAGCATAAGTGTTGTCTTTGCTTACTCATAGGATGTAAGAACTTGCCTTCTGGGTTCGACTCTGTCTTTAGTATATCAACAATCTTGTTTGCTAAAGAATCAGGAGTTTCTTGACCCATCAAGTGTTTATACTTCTTAGCCCAAGTATAACTAGAATCACAACCTTTTTCCCAAACAGGTAAGTCTTCAACTCTTTTTACTTGGCTTACATCATAATCTAAAAACGGAAGATCATATGTGTCAGGATTTGTAGGATCTACTTGTCCAAACCCACTACATTGTAAGTTACACAAGAAGAAACGTATCCAAGCAGTAGGCACACCTGTATAGTGTCCTTCACCCTGTATCGAATGAAATATTTCACTGTAATAATATTTCTTCTCTGCCATTTCTATTCACTTATTTTAACTAATGGTTCATGGTAGTAACTATCGTTATAGTCACCGTCTGTTCCTCTAAAAGTTCTAATAGTAGATTCTTTTATAAGCATACCATCTTTCTTACGATACGTAATGAATTCTTGTTTGATCACGCCGTCAGTATCTCTATCGATATGTTGTTTCATTGGACCTTCCTTCATTAAACTATCTCCTCTATTATTCCTAAGACCTCTGCAATAAACAAGATGGCTCCTGCGGCCATAAAAGGCCAGCCCCATGCTTCTAACATATATCCGCCGTAGACTAAACAGCCACAGGCTACCATTCGGAATATACTTTTAACAAGGCTTACACTAAAGTGATTATCACCTGGGTCTTTGTTTGCTATACTAATTTTACTCATGTTCTCCTCCTGGATCTCCTTTAGGTAAATCTACTTTATAAGGAAGTCCGTTCTTATCTCTCATAATAACATGACCTCTGCCTCTGCCATATGAGTGATACCCTTTAACAAAGTTAAAGGCGTTTGGATTACTTTCAACAACTTTAAATGTTGCAACAGTAATAACAACTCCTGCAACGAAAAGCATATGAGCAATAGCACTAATGCCAAATGCCCAAACACTATCAACAATTAAAATTGCAAAAATACTTGACCACATAAATGCTAGTATCTGCATCATCATATGACGCACCTGTAAGTCTGGGATATGTCTTAATGGATTAACTCTATGATCCATAATACCATTCCAACCTGATACAATCCATTCTCTAATCACGTGCAAACTCCTGTTGTAATTTGATGTTATCCATAAACTCTTTTTTAGTACCCATGTCTTTTTCAAATGCACCA